TGGCATCGGGGCGGGGATGAATTTGAAATCCCCACCACCGATGCGGAAGCCCTCGGCGGGATGGTTGAGATCGCGGAGACTCCGGTTCATGACGAGCCGGAGAAATCGGAAGAGGAACAGCCGAAACGCAGGGGCAGGCCGAAAAAATCTGAATGATTGAGAAAGAGGGAGGCAGAGACAGATGACGGACGAGGAAAAAGTCGCAATGGTGAAAGCCATGACGGATGAGACGGACGGCGAAGTGGTCTCTGCTTTTCTCTCGCTGGCCGGAGAATCCGTATACCGGCACGCGGACCCATATGGCGTGAGTGACCGGGAGACCATGCTGGAGCGCTACGGCGGGGTGCAGGTCCGGGCGGCGGCGTATCTGCTGAACAAGCGAGGCGCGGACGGTCAGACATCTCACTCGGAAAACGGCATTTCAAGGGGCTATGAGTCCGGGGATCTGCCGGACAGCCTGCTGAGAGAAATTACGCCTCTGTGCGGGTGATGTCATGGTCGGACTGAAACGAAACCAGACGGCGTTCTGGTACTGCCTGTACAGGAGCGACCGGATACCGGGCGACACGGCGGATGCCGGAAATGCGGTCCCCGGTGTGACGATGGCCGGGGATGACGAGGAAAACGTCAACTACATCATCGATGAGTACGGAAACGAGAACGGGGAGACGATCCCGCAGTATGCGGATGCGGTCAGAATGGTCGCCAACATCTCGCCGGCCACCGGGCAGAATCAGGTGGAGCAGTTCGGGAACCTGGACAGCTACGACAAGGTGATTGTCACCTGCGACATGAGCTGTCCGATTGACGAAAACACGGTGCTGTTCATCGACAAGGAACCGGAATACACGGAAGTGCGGACCAATGACGTGACGGAATCCCAGGCGCTCTACGGGGAGGACGAGATCACGGAACGGGTCTACCGGATTCCGAAGTACAACTACATCGTCAAGCGTGTGGCGAAATCGCTCAACTCCATCAGCATTGCCGTGCGGAAGGTGGATGTCGGATGAAGATCAGGGTGAGCCTGAATCCGGATTCCATCGATGCGGCCATCCGGCAGCTGGAGGATTACCGGAAGGGGCTTGAGACAAAAGCACAGCTCCTGTGTGAGAGGCTTGCGGCAGCCGGGTACGAGATCGCGAATTTCGGCTTTGGAAGCGCACAGTATGACGGCACGAACGATGTAAGTGTTGAACTGATGGCGGAGGACAACAAACTCGTCATCCGGGCAAGCGGAGAGGTCGTGATGTTCGTGGAGTTTGGAGCCGGTGTCTATTATGCGGACGATTACCCGGCTGAAGTGAAATCCCGTGTTCCCGGCATTGTCGGAAGAGGGCAGTACGGGAAAGGACACGGAAAGCAGAACACATGGGCGTATTACGGGGATGATGCCGGGACGAACGGCTGGAAGAATCCGAAAAAGCCGGGGCTTGTGTTTACCCACGGCAATCCGGCGAACATGCCGATGTACAACGCGTCAAAGGACATGAGAAGCCAGGTGGAGCAGATCGCAAGGGAGGTATTCAAAACATGATCGACATCGAGAATGACGTATTCGATTATGTGGCGAAAGCCATGCGGACTGCCTACAGCGGCATCGATGTGAGGTCGGAGTACACGGAGCAGCCTGCGAAGTTCCCGCATGTCAGCCTTGTGGAGGCGGACAACCGCGTTCTGGAGAACATGCGGACGGACATCATCGAAAACGGCATCCTGTCGATGATGGAAGTGAACATCTACAGCAACCGGCCGGCCGGAAAGAAAGCGGAGGCCAAGGCGATTGCCGTGACGGTGGATGAACTGCTGATGGCCATCGGTTACACCCGGACATTCCGGGAACAGGTGCCGAACCTGAGAGATTCGACCATATACAGAATTGTGTGCCGGTATGAGGCGCACGTAGACAGAAATCTTGTGATCTATCACACATAAAAAAACCAGAAGAGAGGATGATGCGGAAATGAGTCAGAGATTTTCTACCGCCGGCATGCGGCTTTATTACGCAGTGGAATCCACGGCCGGAACCATGCCGACCTCCGGGCTGACGAAGATCCCGGAAATCAAGAGCGTTCCGAACTTCAACCCCGCGCCGGAGACGATCCAGAGCACAACGCTGGAAGAGACCGAATACCATACCCATGTGGAAGGACTCAAGGATCTCGGCGGGCCGCTTGAGTTTGGTGCGAACATCACAGAGGATTTGATTACTGCGTGGGAGACCTGCAACACGGCTCATGACAGCATGGATGACGGCAAGGCCATGTGGTTCTATGTGATCCACGATAAGCTTCAGAAGTGCGTTGCCTTTAAGGGCGACCCGTCTCCGCTCGGCCTGAACGAGTCTGCTGTCGGAGGTATGCTGGAGACCACGCTTTACATCACCGCGAACAGCGCTCCGCAGTGGGTCACGAAGCCGACCATTCCGGTAAACGGCGGCTGATATACGGGAGCAGACAGAAATCCGGCATGATGCTGTGACAGAGAGAAAGGAAGAGCTTTTACGATGGATGAGAGAATCCCTCCGATCCGGATAACGGACAACGACACCGGGGAGAGCTATGAACTGGACTTCAACCGCGAGAGCGTGAAGTTCATGGCGAATCAGGGCTTTGTGATGGACGATAACTTCATCGACCTGATTGCCAAGAACGGGGAGGAGCTGTGGTATTACGCATTCCGCGCCAACCACAGGAGAATGTCCCGAAACCAGACGGACAGGCTGTACGACAAGATGGGAGGTCTGGCCCCGAAGGTCATCAAGCGGCTGATGGAGCTTTACAACCAGGCGCTCATGTCCAACAGCATCGTGCAGGACGATGAAGATCTGGACGCAAACCCTCACGTATCAGTGGAGCTGTAAATGAGAGCGACACAGCAGAGCATGGCGCTTCACTGATTACAAAAAAAGCAATCGAAGTTTTTGACAGAGACTGCCCGTACTATATGGCGATTGGCATGACCTATGAACAGTATTGGTATGGAGATCCGCTGTTGGTACGGGCTTTTTATCAGGCAGACCGGCTGAGACGGGACCGGCAGGATGAAGCGGCGTGGCTGACCGGGCTGTATGTGCTCAACGCACTGAACGCCACGGTCGGCAACATGTTCCGGAAATCCGGTCAGGCTCCGGCGGAGTATCCGGAGGAACCGTTCTCGATGAAGAAGATTCATGAAAAACGGGAGCTGACGGAACAGGAAAAGGAACAGGAGGCGGTCTGGGCGGAAGCCTGGATGAGCAGTTTTGTACAGGCCGGGAAGAACTGGGGCAGGAGAGCATGACGGAAGGGAGGATGTTTCATGGCGGACGGCGTAATTGACAGTTTATCGATAGAGATTGAAGCATCTTCTTCAAAGGCCGCGCAGGAAGTTCAAAATCTGGCGAACAGTTTGAAAGAGTTGAAGTCTGCGCAGCAGTCTGTAAAAAACGGAAATTCAAATACAAAAACTATAATTCATACGATCAGCAGTGACAGTGTTCAGGCAATGAGCAAAATTGAACTTCTCAGGAAGAAACTGAATCTGCTCAAAAGTGATCTGAATCAGAAAATGTCGCTTGGGAAGATTGATGATAAAGGCATTGTAAATGCCGCTTTGCAGATCAAAAATATTCAATCGCAGATTGATGGCACAACAAAAGCGGAATTGAAAAATGCCGTACAATCTGGGCAGAGCGCGGCAGGCGGAGGGAGAAGTCCGGTCGTTAATGCCGCCTTAACCGGATTGAAATCAGTAGGATCTGTCCTGAAAACCGTGCTGTCAACGGTAGGAAAGATCGCAAAGGGCATCGCGAAATGGGCGTTCCGGACGGTCCTGAACACGGTTAAGAAGATCGCCGGGTGGGTTGGAAAGATCGCCAGGGGCATTGCAGATTTTGCCAAGGCAAAGATTAAGAACTGGTGGGACAACACGGCGTTTGCCGGAATCGAGCGGACGCTCGGAAGAATCAACAAGATCATCAGCTCGTTCGGCAGAATCGCGTTCTACCGCGTGATCCGGTCTGCGATCAAATATGTTACAGACCAGCTGAAGGAAGGCACGGAGAACGCATACTGGTACGCAAAGCTCTTCGGGGACGCGACGCATTACATTGCGGATGCCTATGACGAACTGGCAAGCAAGAACTTCAAGATGTCCAATCAGCTGGGTGCGGCATGGGCTACCCTGATTGCAAAGATCCAGCCGATTCTGCTTCAGATTATCAGTCTTGTAACAAAGGCGGCAGAGGTCGTGACGCAGTTCTTCGCCATTCTCAGCGGAAAGACGACGTATCTGAAAGCCATCGACTATACCAAGGCATGGGCGGAGGAAGCGGACAAGGGGTCCAAATCCGCGAAAGAGTGGAAAAACCAGCTCATGGGATTTGACGAGATCAACCGGCTGGAAGCTCCATCCGACAGCGGCCGGGGCAGCGGAAACGACGATTACACCGACTATGAGAACATGTTTGAGGAAGCCGAGATCGCAAGCAACTTCCTCTCTGAACTGCGGGATGCGCTTGACAATGGGGAATGGGCGAGAGTCGGCCAACTCTTCGGAGAACGGCTGAACAGCCTGATCAACGGCTTTGACTGGAAGGGCTGGGGAAAGAAACTCGGAGACCAGATCCAGAAGGGCATTGAGATTTCATTCAATTTCCTGGAAACGGCGGATTTCAAGAACCTTGGCGGCAGAATCGCGGAGTTCCTGAACAGTGCGGGGGATCAGATCAGTTTTGAAACGCTCGGCCGGCTGTCCACCAGAATCAAGACGGCACTGTGGGATATCGTATACGGGGCGGTCACAAACCTGAACTGGAAGATGCTTGCCATCAATCTGTCCAACTACTTCCTCGGCGCGATGCAGGAATGGATCGACTGGCTGGAGGGTCTGGACCCTGCGGCGG